TATTCTTCTGAGAACCCGAATTCATCATCAGGTTCTGCCGTAATTGGAGAAGGTGTTGTTTTTATTTCTGTAACGACCGCATTTACTGATTGTATATTGTTAGAAGGGTCTTGTGATACAATAATATTTGTATTTGCTTGACGAACATATTTTCCTGTACTAAGTGATGGCCAAATATATCCTTTTGCAGTAAAATCTAAATCCCAAGTTATATATCTTGTGGATGAAAAGTCGCCTTCATATTCAGTTGTCGTATTTACTGAATTTAAAATAATTGGTAGATCATATTTTTGATCCATACCAGGTATAAAATCTACCGTAACATTAAAATCAGGTGTAAAATACGGTAATATTTGTTCTAATATTTGTGTACCATCTTCAGTATTTCTGACATAAATTGACATCGAAAAATCAAAGTTATATGGTATAGGAACAAATTGTGTATTAAGTCTTGTTGAATTGTTTGCAGAAAAATTTCTTATTGTAGAAATTTGTTTTCTTCCCGAATCATAACTAATACCTGTTAATTCAAATGAAATTCTAGGTACAACTATCGACATACTTTTGATTAAATTAGGATCTGCAAACAATCTTGTTACATATTTTTCTTTTGATCCATAACTTAGTGGTACACGAAATCTTTCTTTTTCTTGTGAAAGGTCTTTTGTGTAACGAATTAATTGTATATTGTTAAATAAAGTACCAAATGCAACAACAACTTTTCTTATTGTTCTATGGTAAAAATGTCGATTCTGTAACATCAAGGTTCTCCGAATGGGTTAACTTCAGTAAAATCGATAATAGAATCCGATTCGGTTTCAATCGTATAGTTATCATTTATTTCTTCAAATGCGTTATCTAATGGTACCATATCATCAGCAGCTTCATCCATCGTCCATATTGCATTACTTGTGTTGCCTTTTAATGCCGTTCCTGAAACAAAATTTCCTTTTACTTGTACTACATCAACATATCTTGCGGCATTCCAAGTATGTACAATAGCTTGTGCTGTCGAGTTTGCTAAATTTGCACCTTGATAAATGATTTCACCTTTGACAAATGCTCCTGTACCATTGACAGGAACCGACAATCTAGTTTTTCTATAATATTCAAAGGCATCATCGTCAATTTCTTGTTTACCTGTGTTAATAATTTCTTCTGAAAATACATATTGTTTTAGTTTAATTGCATACACGTATACGTTACCGCCTCGACCACGACCTAATGTGTAATACATTGCTTGATCGTTTTCATGTTCAACAAATGTAATTTCAAAAAATCCTCTTAGTAGAGGTACATAAATTAAATCACCTTCTCTAGGTCTTGTTGGAGCTTGATTCTCTGTGGCAACAATATCACCAATTCTTGGTCGATTGAAATTGGTTGAACCCACAGCATATTTGAATCTACGTCGAGAAACCAATACGGTAATTTCATCTTGTATTTGTAAACCAAACTTAGAAATAAAATCTTGTTCGCCATCCATACCAGTGATATTTTCAAGATACACTTCAATTGGATGTGCAGAAATATATTGTTTTAAAGTATCTTCACCAAAAAGTTTATCTATTCCATTTGGATCTCTAGATGTTCTTGGAAGATAATACACATCCATTCCATAGATACCAAGAGCTTCAATAACCAAATCTTCAACTAAAAGTTGTTCATTGGTTATTTGATCCTGTGGAAATGGTTGAAAATAAAAATTTGTTGCCACAATTAGCCCAATAAGAAGTCGTTTGGTAACACGTTGTATTGTTGCATCTCCGCTTCTATTTTATCGATTTCTGCAACAGCTTCATCATAAATTTCTTTTCCATTTAGGGTAACACCACCAGGCATTTGTATACCACCAAACTTTTTCATATTACTTCCCCACTGTTGTTTTATTTTTGCAGTAGCATATTGTTTTAAAAATCTATCATTCCAAACATCCGAAAGTCCTGGCTTTGTTGCTGTTACATTAGAAATATTTGCGCTTGGTGGTTTACTTAAATCAATACTTGTTGGTGAATTTATTTTTCTTATTTGAACTTCTTGACCATCGGATAAAGTAATCATATCATTTTCGATTACTTCTTGGTCAAATTTTGTATTTGTTCCAATAACTGTATTTGATGAAGTGTTTCCTGTTAATGTTCCACTTAAAGATACTGTATCTGGATCCATTTTTCGGTAACATTCTATGATAACGTATTTACCTACTTTAGCATCACTTGACCAATCAATATCTAACATAATCTTATTCATGTGACGATTGAATCTATGTTGAGGAGTACCAGAGAATAATAGATTTAATGTACGAATATGTTGCATCGTAATTTGATATGATACATACGAAACTGAAGTGAAGTCGTAAAGGTCATGCAATCTAAGTTGATATCTTAGATCAAACATATTAATTGAAGAACTAGAATCATCAAAAGGTAAAACACCAGTAACAGATATTACCGCATCTGGACAATAAATCCAACGGCGATCAATATCTTCTTGTGTAAATTGGTGCTTCATATATAATTTTTCACAACCATCAAAATGGTAATCATAAAAAAATTGAAGCGCATCATCAATTCTATCTTCTACTTGGTCGTCATCAACATTAATATTAATGACTGGCCAACCAAGTTGACGTAAACAGTAATCTTTGAATTGAGCTCTAGTTGATGGGGATGCCATAATTTCTCCTTTTACAGAGTATTTATGCCATCCAAGGTTTTAATGAATATTAGAATGTAATTGAACCTGAACCAGTAAATTTATAAATTCTATAACCACCTGTAACTGTGATTGTTGGAGAACCTGTTGTACTAGTAGCTGCAGCGAGTGTATCAGGATATCTAATTATAACTATACCAGAACCGCCTGCTGCAGCTGCGGTACCGGCAGCACCGTTACCTGCTCCTCCACCACCAGTATTGACGGTTCCTGCGGTTCCTGCTCCACCACTACCGGTTCCACCTCCTCCGGTTCCGCCGGCGCCACCAGCACCACTACCACCACCTCCACCACCACCTGCGTATGTTGTAGAAGTACCTGAAATAGAATACGATAAACCATTTCCGCCAGCTCCTCCAGTGGATGTATTCGGTGCAGTTTGGCCTGCTGCACCAGCGCCACCACCACCACCTCCAGAATCGCCCGAACCGGCAGCGGATCCACCTCCAATATTACCTTGAGTTGGATTATTTGTTGTACCTATGGCCAAACTAGTTGGCGCACTATTTCTCTGAGCGCCGCCGCCGCCTGATCCTCCAGCACCACCCGCTTGTGAGTAACCTGATCCTCCAGAACTCCAAGCACATGAACCAGCACCACCACCGATTGCTGTTCTTGTTGTAAAAGTTGTAGATGAAATTACAGAATTAGCTCCATTTGATGATGATCCGGCGGCACCAAGAGCAACATATGCTGTTGTTCCTGCATTTCCTCCAGATCCAACTGTTATAGTATATGTTGAACCTAAACTGAACAATACTCCTGTTTCATATATAAGTCCGCCGGCACCACCGCCGCCGCCACCGCCACCACCTTTACCACCGCCGCCGCCACCAGCAACAACTAAAATATCCGATAATATACCTGGTAAAGGCCATTTACTAGAACCTCTTAATTGTTGAGCTTCAATAACACTAGAAAAAAATCCAGTATTACTCGAATTAATTGTTATTTCTGGCCCAATAATACCAAAATTTGACCTAACTCTAGGCATTAACTTATAACCTCATAAGAAACTACACCATGCACTGACGAATTTGCAGATGCATTAATTTGTAAAACATCACCTTCTTCCATATAAAAAGAAGTATCTTTAGCTACAACAACCAAAGTCGAAGTTGCTGGAATACTGATTGAACCAGCAATATAATAACTTGCAGGTGACGCTGAACTTCTATTAAAAATTACATTTGCAGTGACAGCATTAGAACCATAATTTGCAAGTTGTATATTATTAATTTTATAGGTTCTACCACTACTTGCAGCATTTGTTACTACGTTTGCTACAACTGTAGTGACGTTTGCTAAATTTGTATTCGCATTTATTTGACTTACATTAACTATATTTGGCGCTGCCATTTATTATCCTCCAAATACTATTGCCATTGCAATAGATTTACCTGTTGTTGCTGCCGTATTTGCCTTAGCGAAAGCTGCATCAGCATGAACTTTACTACCACCTGGATCACCTACAAGTTCGCGTATCTGTACAACTTCACCGTTTGTTGGTGCGCTTAAGAATGTTAGTGTGTTTCCACTTACAGTATAATCATCGATTGGTCTTTGTGCAATACCGTTTTGGAACACAAGAACACTATTTGCCGAAACACCACTTGTAACAGTAAAGTTAGTATTCGAACCATTTCCAAGGTAGTTTCTATTTATGAACGTACCAAAGATATTCTTGATAGTGGTAATTTCAATGTTTGCAGTATCCGGCGGCGCTTCATCGAAAGTGATTGTTGTACCACTTACCGAATATGTTAATCTAGATTGAGTTACACCATCAAATACTGCGGTTACGAAATTCTCATTTGCTGGTGTTGTAGACAGTGTAAATTGTGTACATGCACCTGTACCAGTAAAGTTGTCTACTACAATTTCTGAAGAACCGCCAGCAACTTTATTAACCAATGAAACAACATCAATTTCTACATTTAATTCTGGAGCTTCAGAGAATATAATTGTAGAACCAGATAACGAATATGCTGCCTTATGTTGTAATACACCATTAATCGAAACTAACGTGTAATCTTCAGTACTTGGTTGTTGCGACAGAGTAAATGATGTACATGCACCTGTACCAGTAAACGAATCAACAACCATAGTTGAAGCATACTGTCCTGTGCCGCCGCCACCTCCAGTATTCGCAGCTGCAAAGGCTGCATTAGCATACACAGATGCAGAATTTGCAGTATTTCTTGCCCATGAATCTGTCCCAGCACCGCCTCCAGTGTTAGCAACAGCAAAGGCTGCGTTAGCATAAACAGACGCTGCATTGGCAGCCAAGTAAGCAGCATTAGCGTAGACTTCACCAGAATCAGCCGCAAATCTTAAATAATTTGTGCCATCATTTGTGAATTCCCATTTATCATCAGGTTCTACCCAACGAATTTGAACAGGATTTGAATCGCCACGAAGCACTCTAATGCCAGCGTTTTGTGTTGGTGTTCCTGTTGTGCCATGACCAATATCAATAATGTGATCTGTAGTTCTAAATGTATTTACAGTAAATGTGGCGGTGCAGCCAGTAACACTAATATTACCATTAACAGTTATATCACCTGTTATTGTTCCACCACTCTGTACATTTAATGAATTATTAGCTATTGCATAGGCAGCATTAGCATAAACGCCAGACGTTACCGCTCTTTGATCGGCAGTATTAGCTACACCGTAAGCAGAGTTAGCATAAGATGAGGCACTTGTAGAAGTTACGTTTGCAGTATTGGCAATATCGAAAGCAGAGTTGGCGTAAGATCCAGCTGAAACAGCTTTCTGGTCAGATGTATTAGCTGTACTATAAGCACTATTAGCGTATGAACCAGATGTTACTGCTCTTTGGTCAGCAGTTGCAGCGTTGGTGTTGGCTGTATTAGCAATACCAAATGATGCATTAGCGTAAACACCTGAAGTTACTGCTCTTTGGTCAGCAGTTGCAGCGTTGGTGTTGGCTGTATTAG